TGTTACCTCAAAATATGATGACAGAATGGTATTGGTCAGGAACTTTATATGCGTTTGCTCGAGTCTGTAACTTACGAAATAAACCAGATTCACAAGAAGAAACAAGAATGATAACACAACAGCTGGCGCACCATATGAAAGACCACTTTCCTGTTAGTACGAGGTATTTGCTTGATGAAAATATTTAGAGATAATGTTAATGACTTTTTTAAGTGGGTTAGAGGTACTGAACTTGTTGAATTAGATAACATAGATGTATCTGAGGATCCTGTTAGACCTGAACTTACATTAGGATTTAGAATTACACACGGTAGAAAGATATTTGGTCTTAAATACAAAGATGAAATAGAAGCTATTGTATGTGTTGCCTTTTGTCCTGAAGTACCATATACAGTAAGAGAAATGGATTATATGAGTAGAACAAATGAGGGTAATATTGCTGTGGCCTATACTGTATGGTCTAGGAAAAGAGGTGCAGGTAAAGAGATTATTAATAAGTTAGGCGAATGGTGTACAAAACATAACTCAATTAGTAGATTAGTGACGCTATCGCCTTTGACACCAATGGCAACACACTTTCATATTAGAAACGGTGCCAAACAGGTGCATATAAATGAAGAAACACAGAATTTTGAATATGAAATTTAATTATGTATGGTGGATTTGAAGTATATAAAACTTACCTGGCCGTCAAGCTACATTTTACTCAGGCTTCATATGACTACAATAAATATGAAGGAAAAGTTAATGCGAAGTTGGATACTTTTACGAGTCGTAATGACCGATATTTCTTCCATAAACTTTCAAAGAAGTACAAACAAGATGAAATCTTAGACTTCTTTGTTGCAAATTTTTTATATGATGATAAAAAGTGGATTAAAAACTTATTAGAGAATGATGGAAAAGAACAATTTTTGGCGTACAGAAAATATAATGGGGCATTTGCGTACCATTTTAAATCAGATTGTGTATCTATTGTTTCTGACTTTAACAAGCGTGGGATTTCTTTTAATGATGGTTTCTTATGTCATAATGGACAACATCCACGATTGTTACAATTACTTATTCAAAAGAAGACATCTTACCAGACCGCCATTGCCATTGACGACATTTTGTCGTATAGTAAGAACTGGTCTGTGGGTATTAAAGAGAAAGTTATATGGCCTAAAATCGCATTTAAGATGGCCAAGTTAAAAGGGTTTCTGAACTATAATAGTACAGAATGTAAAATGATTATGAAGGATATTTTTGTATGAAGCAAAGAATTATAGATTTTTGGAAATCATCATATCAATCAGATAAGGTTGCTTTCCATTTCGAATTAGTTAGTTTTATTTTTACAGTTGGTGCAAGTATGACACTAGCTCTAACTGCCTATGACCCCGATATGCGATTAGTATATCCAGGTTTCTTTATTGGTAGTGTAACAGCTGTATATGCACACTATCGTAGAGCATTAGCGTGGCCTATGATGCTAGTAGGTTACTTTTCTATTGTAAATGTATTTGGATTCGGAGTGGCAAATGGATGGTGGTAAAGGAAGTAAACCAAGACCAATACCAGACAGAAAAAAGTTTGATGAAAATTGGGAAAAGATATTTGGTAAAAAGAAGAAAGATGACAAACGAGATTGAACCTATAAAACAAAAACTAGATGATAAGATTAAAGCTCTTAACTCTAGTCGTGTATATAAAAAGATTACACCAAAAGGTGACCTATCTTGGTATGTAAAATGGATTGCTAGTTTCTTTATTCTAACTGCCGTTATGTGTAGAAGTGTAGAAGAAGTACCAAGAATATTTGATGTAGTATTTTCAATTATTGGTACTATAGGTTGGGCTTGGGTAGGTTATCTATGGCACGACAGAGCATTATTATTGTTGAACGGTACAATTGTTGCGTTTTTAGGTATGAGTTTAATTAGGTACTTTTTTACATGAGTAAATTATTCTGTATAGGTAATGGCCGTAGTAGAGATGGTTTTAATTTAGAATCATTAAGACCACATGGTAAGATTTATGGTTGCAATGCTTTATATAGAGATTTTACACCTGATGTTTTATGTGCTGTAGACCAAGGTATATGCCACGAAATATATCATTCTGGTTATTGTGATAATAATGAAGCATGGTTTAGAAGTTGGACAAAAGTACCAGCGGCTCATTATGAGATGATGTTATATGCAGGTTTAAATAAGAATGAAGTTGATAATGTAAAAAGAGAATGGGACGGCCTCTATGAAAATGAGAGAGGTGATGCAACTGAATTTGTATATCATGGTACTAATATGCAAGGTATCGTTAATATTATGCGTAGAGATAAAACAACATATAAAGAAAAGATTGATAAGAGTTTTGCATATGTCAGTTGGATTAAACCAAATGATAAGTCTAATAATATATTGGACATATGTGAAGAAAAAGATTTAGGTTGGGCTTGTGGTGCAATGTCAGGTTATATTGGCATCAAACAACAAAGTCCAAAAGAGGTGTATCTAATAGGGCACGATTTAGTAAGTGACACTAATACAGTAAACAATTTATATGCAGGAACTAGACACTATGTTTCAACTGAAAATGCACCAACACCTCATGTAAATTGGGTCAAACAATGGCATACCTTATTTGATTGGAACCCTAATATACAGTTTTATAAAGTTAATCCTACAGACGGCCGTGTATCTGAACAGATACCAGAATGGCAGAAATTTGTAGGTAAGAATTTATCATACATTGATTATCCTAGGCTTGACAAAAGACTAGGTTTGTGATATTATGATAATAAGTGTAAAGCAAATAGAGATTGCAACTTTATTTGTCCGTCTGGCTGAACAACGATTAAGAGGTTGTAAGGCATATTCTTGGAGGGTTATGGCCGAATGGCTGAAGACACCAAGGGTAGTTGTAAGTAGGGACCTATCTTCATTCAGAAATGGGACTCTTCCCGGAAGCTTGTGGGTAAATCCATGAATCCCACGGCGGACACTTGAAAAAAAAGTGTGTTATGTTATGAGAAGTCTTATAAATAATATTGATACCGATTATACAGGTAACACAAATACGAAATACGATTAATACAAGGAGAAAAATATGGATTTCGAAACATTAAAAAGCTCGTCAAGTAATTTTGACAAACTCACTAAAGCTCTGGAACAAAATCTAAATCCAGAGGACCAATCAAACAAAAACAAATATCAGGACGATAGATTTTGGAAACCTGAGATGGACAAAACAGGTAACGGCTATGCTGTTATTCGTTTCTTGCCTGCTGTATCTGGTGAAGATATGCCTTGGCAAAGAGTTTGGTCTCACGCCTTCCAAGATAAAGGTGGTTGGTATATTGAGAACTCTCTAACAACACTAGGTCAAAAGGATCCAGTTAGTGAAGAAAACACTAGACTATGGAATACAGGTGTTGATAGTGATAAAGAGATTGCTCGTAAGAGAAAAAGAAAACTCTCTTATTACAGCAACATCTATGTTGTAAGTGACCCAAAACATCCAGAAAACGAAGGCAAGGTATTTTTGTTTAAGTTTGGTAAGAAAATCTTTGATAAGATTACCGAAGCGATGCAACCGGCGTTTGAAGATGAAACTCCAATTAACCCATTTGATTTTTGGAAAGGTGCCAACTTTAAGTTGAAACTAAGAAAAGTTGATGGCTATTGGAATTATGATAAGTCAGAATTTGAGGGTGTATCAGCAATTGCTGAAAGTGATGACAAGATTAAACAAATCTGGTCAACACAACACGCTCTAAAGCCCTTTGTTGCTGCTGACAATTTTAAGACCTATGATGAACTCAAAGAGAAACTGAATAGGGTAATTGCAGGAGCACGAAGCTCTGAAACTGTGGAATCGGCAGACCTCCCGCCTAGCCAACCACAACCTCAGATGAAAAGTGCTGAAGTAGCTCAACCAAAGTCAAGTGAAGTGATGGATGATTCAGATGATGATGACACACTAAATTACTTTAGTAAATTGGCTGAGGAAGAGTAATCTCTCCGCTTCAAAACTTTAACCCACCGGTAGCAATATCGGTGGGTTTTTTATTGGAAAACATATAAATAGTGGAATGGCAAAGAATATATTTGAACCACTAAAAGACTTGCAAGGTAGCGCTTTACGAAGTGCCACCTGGTATAGGAACGCAGTTTCCCTTATTACCGATAGAATTAGTCAACAAAAGTTGATGTCCCAAGGCAAGGTAAACGCTAGACCTAGTGCTGGCCGTATGAATATGTTTGTTTATGACCCTAAATATAAGCAGACTTTACCTTTCTATGATGTGTTTCCCTTGGTGTTACCATTAGAACCTATCAAAGGTGGTTTTATTGGTTTAAATTTTCATTATTTACCATATCCGTTGCGTTATCAATTATTAGCTCGTATGCAAAAGTTTGCTACGAATGGGAAGTTTGATAGTACAACAAAATTATTAGCAACTTATGATGATGTTAAAAACATTAATTTAATAAGACCGGCAATTAAGAAATATTTGTATAGCCATGTAAGGTCAAACTTTAGAAGAATTGACGCAGACGAAATGGCAATCGCAGTTTATTTACCTGTAGCTAACTTTAAGAAAAGAAGTATTGGCTCAGTATTTGCTGACAGTAGAAGGAAAATTTAATGGCAAAACTAGGCGACCCTACAGATTTCAGTTATAGAGTAAACAAAGTATTAAAAGTGGTAGACGGTGATACAATAGATGTTATTTTAGATATGGGTTTTGATATTCTATACAAAAAAAGAGTAAGACTATTTGGCATAGATACGCCAGAAAGCAGAACAAGAGATTTAGAAGAAAAGAAATATGGTCTTCTATCAAAAGAATTTTTAAAAGAACATTTAAAGAAAGCAAAAAAGATTTCAGTTAAGACTTATAAAGGTGATGAAACAGGTAAGTTTGGAAGAATATTAGGTGATGTATATATAGATGGTAAGTCAGTAAATAGGTTGATGTGTGCTAATTTTCATGCAGTAGAATATTATGGACAGAATAAGGCTTTAGTAGAAGAAGCTCATTTAACAAATAGACATAGACTACAACAACAAACAGGTGGCGCATAATGGCAATACTTAGAGGCGGAAGAAGAATAGGACCTTTTGACATACGACTTGGTTTACCAAGAGATAGGTCATTAGATAATGTAGAGGGCGATAAGAGATTAGGCAGACAAATGCTGGCTAGTAGTAAAGATAATACTATGGGTCGGGTTTTAGCTACGATTGCTGAAGGCGAAGGTTTTGCAAAACCAAATAGATTTTTAGTTGACTTTATATTACCTAGAGGTGTTGGCACAGAAACAGTTGATTTAGGCGATGGTGAATCACAAATATTATTTGAAGAAGAAATTACCAATTCAACAAAATATAGAGAACTACAACAGAACACACAAGTACAAAGAGGTCTAAGAGCATTTGTAGAAACTATTGAAATGCCTGGTAGAAATTTAGATACTACACCACAACAAATCTATGGACCAAAAAGAGAAATTGTTTATGCACACAGTTTTTCAGGTGAAGTTACTCTAACTGTATATTGTGACAAGTTTTTAAGACAAAGAAGTTTCTTTGAAATGTGGCAAAAAGCTGCATTTGACCAAGGCACAAATAATGTTCACTTCTATGATGAATACACAGGCGGTATTCGTATCTATCAATTAGGTGCTTTTGCAGAAAACAATGATAGAGATAGAATATCATATGGTGTAGAATTAGTTGAATGTTTTCCTAAAACAATTGGTCCTGTAAATTATGGACAAGGGGCTAATGATGAAATACAAAAAATTTCGGTAACTTTTTCATTTAGATTATGGACTAACTTGATGTTAGACCAAGTGAAGAATTACACAATAGGTGGTGGATTTCAAGTCCCTACTGTAATACAAGGCGATAAAGGTTTGATTGGTAACATATTAAGTAAACTACCTCCTGAATTAAAAAGGGCAGGCCGTGATGCGATTAATGTTATCAGACAAAGAGTACCAATTGGTGCTGTGACAGGTGGTAGAGTATTCCCACCTTTCTTATAATATAACAAGGAGTAAATTATGGCATTACCATTAGCCAATACGGCAAAATATGAATTGGTTTTACCGTCCCAACAAAAAACGGTAAGTTTTAGGCCATTTTTAGTAAAAGAAGAAAAGATTTTACTAATGGCTATGGAATCTGGCAACGCAAAAGAGATTTTAAATTCTGTTAAAGATATTGTAAAATCTTGTACATTTGATGCGATTAATCCAGATGACCACCCTATGTTTGACATTGAATATGTATTTTTACAAATTAGGTCAAAGTCTGTGGGTGAAATACAAAAAATTAGAATATTATGTCCAGATGATAAGAAAACATATGGAGATGTGGAAATTGATTTATCTAAAGTAGAGGTGTTTGTTGATGACGACCATACAAACAAAATTATATTAGATGAACAAAGACAATTAGGTGTTGTTATGAAATATCCATCAATGAAAGATGTTGATGAAGATATGGTAGCTGGTGATATTAAGTTAGAGAGTATGTACTCTATGCTTACAAATGCTATTGAATCAATTTTTGAAGGCGATAAAGTATATCTTGCAAAAGATAGTACAAAAGAGGAATTGAGAGAATTTGTTGACAACCTAACAAGTGACCAAATGAAAAAGTTAAATGCTTTTTACAATACTATGCCGAGATTAGAACAAAAAGTTATTGTTAAGAATCCAAAAACAGGTATAGAAAATGAAGTCACATTGAAAGGTTTGGCAGATTTTTTCGGGTAGCCCTCTCACATGAAAACCTAGCGAATTATTATGAAACGAATTTTGCTTTGATGCAACATCATAAATATTCGTTAAGTGAACTAGAAGAAATGCTACCGTGGGAGAGGGAAATTTATATAAGTTTATTAGTAACTCATATAAAAGAAGAAAAAGAGCGTAGAGAACGAGAAAACAGGAGAGGTTAATGGACGACAAAACAACAAAAAAAGTCAATTTAGAACTCGAAATAGACACATCTACAGTTGACTCTAGTAAAAATAGATACCAAGGTTTGATTGACCTTGCTAGAGCGGTAGATAGTTGGAGAATATTTCCAAGAGTCTTTATTACAACATACATTTACCTATTATACAAAGTAGTAATTTGGTATATGAACATACCTAATCCTACAATGGAACAAAGTGGGTTAGTCAGTATCGTAGTTGGTGCTGGTGCGGCTTGGTTTGGTCTATATACAGGTAGTAGAGCAAAATCGGATAACAAATAATGTCAACAGAAATCGTACTAAAGAATGAATCAGTTGTTGAAATAGGAGAAGTAATTAGCTCTAAGGTTCAACAATTATTACCAGCACCATCTAATACAGGAGGCGGTGCAGGTCCAATGACACCATTTGAATCAATGCTTACAGTATTGCAAGACATTAGAGATGGTATTCATGGTTTAGTCGATAAATTTAGTGATAATATTTCAATACAAAAAGAACAAATACAAGCACAAGAAACCGCAGCTGATTTAGCTGCTGTTGGTCAAACTGAAGAACAAAAAGAACAAAAACCTGGCTTCTTAGATTCTATGAGAGAAAAGGCTGAAGCAATACAGCCAGCGTTAGAGAGTGCCGCTTTTGCCGCTGGATTATTAGCATTAGCATTTTTCTTGCAAAAATATGCAAAAGACATAGCAGGAGTTATTGCACCTTTAACTGAGGGTGTGGGAAAATTTGTAGGTGGTGTAAAAGATTTTGTTAAAGCTGTAATTAAAGAAGCAAAAGAATTTGCAGAATTAACACCTGAAGGAGGTCTATTAGCATTACCATTAGCCTCTTTTTTAATCAGAAACCAGTTTTTAAAATTATCAGCAAATGTAAGTGCTTTCTTTACGGGTTTAGGTGCAAGATTTACAGGTATAATTAAAATGGTGACTGAAAGTAAAATATTTGCTAATGTAAAAAACTTTGCTACATCAGCAGGTGGATTTTTTACAAAACTAGGCGGTGTATTTCGAAGTTTATTTGGATTCTTTTTAAATAATCCTATTATTAAATTAATATTTGGTGCAGCTAAAGTTGCAGGCAATTTACTAAGAGGTGTACCTGTTATAGGTCAAGTTATACAGGCAATCATTGGTGCTTTCTCAGCAATCACAGGTGCAATAACAGGTTATAAAGAGGGCGGTGTAATGGGTGCAATTACAGGCGCAGTAAAAGGATTATATGATGGATTAGTAGGTTCATTCTTAAATCTGATTACAGGTGCATTATCTTGGATTGCAAAAAAATTAGGCTTAGATTTCTTATCAGAATTTTTATCAAACTTAGATTTTAGAGCAGACTCAGTTATAAAATTCTTCACTACAACCTTACCAGGTTATTTTACAGAAATCGGTCAAAACATTACTAATAAATTTAGTGATATTGTTAGTGGTATGAGAGAAAAAATAACAGAATTTAAAGATAAGATTGTAACAGGCATTAAAAACTTTTTAATAATGTTAAAAGATAAAATTACAGCACCTTTTGTTGGTATTGTTAATGCAGTTAAAGGCGCCGCTGGTGCATTAGTAGATAAAATTCCATTAATTAGTGATGAGAGAAAAATGAAAATTAAACAATCTTTAGGTTTAGATGAAACGACAGTTGCAGCTGAAAATGGAAATGATTATCAAATGGATGCAAATGGCAATATCATTGATAAGCAAGGTAATATTATGACAGTAGATGAAAAAACAGGTGAGTTTATAAAAGCACCTATTGAATCAGATACTACAATGCCAGACATTACATCTGAACAAAGAAAAGATGGAAAGATAATAAATGATGAAAGCGCAGATTTACAAGTTAAAGGTTCATCAAATAATAGTATGCAAATTGTAAAAGGCGGGCAATCAAATAGTACAGCTGTATCTAATTCATATCAATTGTATGAAAGAACTTCAACGAGTGATATGCAATTTCACAAATATTTGAGAACTTAATAGATACCCAATTCTTTCTCAGTAAATATTTTGAACTCCATGTTTTGGTCTTCACAATATTGTTTAGCTGCCTTCCATTTAGAAACATTGCGTATGTATTCTAAACTTTCACGCATGAATGCTTTAGTTTTCTTTGAAGGTGGTTTTGGTGGTTTACATTGCTTGGCAGGTTTAATCTCAATCATAAACTTTTTGCCTTGCTTAGTTTTAATTAGAAAGTCAGGATAATATCTATGAACTTTGTTGTCGATAGGACTAATATACGGTATAGCCAATTCTTCACTAGCCCAATAGACTATATCATCATTCTTGTCGCAGTATACCATAAATCTACGCTCCCAATTAGAACGATATACAATTCTACTAGGGTCGCCAGCGTATTTCTTAGGGTTGGAGGGTTTGTAAATTCCTTTATAACTCATCTCATTTTTCCATATAAATATTACCAAATAGGTAAGGATATTTAGTACAGATGCCAGCAATCAAATTAGGTCAATTATTAAACATTAAGAAAACTCTCTTTGGTGGAGGACTGCCTAGTCATCCAAAGGCTATGGCACAAGACTTGTTAAAGTCAAATCCTTTAGAGATTGACCCTACCAAATCACCTACAGCACACTTAGTAAAGAATCCTTTAGGGTTTACTAACATACAGTTTCCAAGAGACCTTGGTGCTCAAAACGGCATGGGTCACTATATCATCTTCTATTCTATATCTAATAATAAATCAATTAACTTAGACAAACAATTCAATGATAAGATTGGTGTATCAATTGATAGTGAAGACATATATGGTGGTTATGAGGGTATGGAAAAGGTTGGTAAAAATTACAAGATTAAAAAATTAAAAACAAAAGCCTTTGGTGATGAAGTAAAGATTGGTCGTAGTGCGCCTAATAGTGTACTTACAGGTGGTCTTGCTACACACACTACAGTAACAGGTGGTGTTGCATTGTATATGCCACCAGGTATTAAAGTTTCTTATGGTGTAAATACTGGTCATAGTGAATTAGGTTTGGCAGGTATGGGTGCAAAAACTATATCGCAAGCTATGAACGCTAGTGATACAAAAGGCCAAGTTGAAACAATGTTAAAAGGTATTGGTGGTTTTGCTTTAGATGCGGCTAGAAAACTTGCAGTATCAACAGGTGAAGCATTAGGTCTAGGTGATGTATCAGGTGCAATTACTAAAGTTACTGCTACAGCACAAAACAATTTTGCTGAGGCAGTATTTGAAAAAGTAAATGAAAGAAGTTTCTCATATACATTTAGTTTGATTGCAAGAAATAGAGATGAAGCACAAGACATTCAAAAGATTATAAAATTCTTCAAATTTCATATGCACCCCGAGGTAGATGAGGGCACACAAGCAAGATACTTTAGAGTGCCAAGTGAATTTGAAATTATGTACGCATACAATGACCAAAAGAATAATTATTTACACGATATTAGTAGATGTGTATTAGCAGGTGTTGATGTAGATTATGGCGGTGACCAATTCAGTACATTTAGACAGTTTGATGACGCAGGTGCAGCTCCTGTAAATGTATCAATGACACTAAACTTTACCGAAACAACTATTTTGACGAAAAAAGAAATAGCGAAAGGTTAT